GTCTTTTTGCCCACCACGCTGAGGGTGGCGGAGGCAATGGGGCCTTCGGCGGTCAGTGCGGTGGCATTGAGGGCGACGACGGTGGCGATGGTGGCGGTGAGCCCCACTACCATCAGGTTTTTGTTGAGGTTGTTGACGTTGAAGGTGCCGGCAGTAAGACGCACCACGTCGCCGATCTTGATGCCGCCGGTCAGGAAGTCGCCAGCGGCGCGGGTGACGGTGTAGGTCTGCATGCCGCCCAGCAGCGAGCCGGCGGCGATGGTGATCGACAGGGCGGTGATGGCGCTGACTGCGGCGAAGTCTCGCCGCAAGGCGGCAGCGATGAAGTCGGCATAGGTTTTGGGCGAGAGTTCGCCGTTGAGCGATCCAGCCACCTTGCGCACGCCGTGGCGGAAATCGGCAATCTGGTAGTCATCGCGGATTTCATTCGACTGGTAGGTGTCTTTGGAGAGGTCGAGCGTGGATTGCACACGCCGCAGCAATTGGGCGGACGCGGCGCCGGGCGGGGTGCCGTAGGTGGCTTCGACTTTGTAACGGACTTGCTTGGCAACTCCAGTGGCTAAGGGCATGGTGGGTTCCTTTCAGGCGTAAAAAAACCCGCCGGGGCGGGTGAATGTGGGAGACGGCGCAGGCCGGGGTCTGGGCTATCTCAGGTAATGCACGATGAAATCAACGCTCTGGCTGTACACATCCACCAGGGCGTCGTACTGACTGGGGCCGGCGCTGCTTTGCAGGATGGCCTGCACGCTGACGCCGGCAATGCTGCCGCTTTGTTTATGCAGCGCGGCAATGACCTGTTCGGTGAGGCTTTTTCTGGCGGCGGCGCTGGTGCACAGACAGTTGACCTGAACGCGCGCAGTGCAGGGTTCGAGCCCGGCGGTGGCGTCGATCGGCGGCGTGGGTGTATCGCTGATGGTGGCGTAGACCACGGCGGGCAAGGGATCGAGTTCCGGGCGGGCGTCGGCATAGATGCGTTGGCTAACCAGATTGCCCAGGCCGGTATGGTTGGCCAGCAGGGTATAGACCGCGAGTTCGGCGCTCATTTTCCGGCGGCTTTCTTGAATTCTTTCGGTAACCGGGTGCGGATGTAGTCCGCCATGGCATCGAGCGCGGCGCGGTGTTTGGCGTCGAAGGCGGGACGCATGAAGGGCTTGGGTTTTGCGCCGGGGTGATCGACGAGCTCTTTGGCGAGGCCGGCGAAAAACAGGCTCTTTCTGTTCTTCGGCTTGATCCAGTGGCGGGCGGTGCCGAACTCGACCAGGTGGGCATACCAGGCGTCCTTGTTGCCGGCCTTGATGTTGACGTTGAGCCAACCGGCCTTGAGTCTGGAGCGCGTGGAGACGCGAATGGAATTGCGCAAGGCGCCGCCTTTTCTCAGCGTGACATCGCCATTCTTGGTTCGTGTGACACGCGGCGGCCCGACTGGCGCCAGCCGCTTGGCTTCGGCTTCGATGATCTTGGCGCCGGCACGCAAGCTGCCGCGCAGCACGTTGGCTTCGATTTTTGCCGGCAGGTCTTGCAGTTGCTTGTTGAGGTCTGCCAAACCCTGGATGTTGATTTCAAGCATCGATGTCCTCGCAGACCATGATCAGCCAGCCTTCGCGTTTGTGTTCTTCAAACCAGCTCACCTTGGCTACCCGGCCATCGGCGAACCGGATTCGCATGGCGGCCGTGATGCCGGCGCGCCAGCGGATTTCGACCTGCTTGCTGACGGCGCTGCCAACTTGCTGCGCCTGGGCCATGCGGCGGCCACTCAGCGGCGAGACGCGCGCCGAGACGGTGGCCGTGTCGACCCAGGTTTCCGTGGCGCCGCCCAGGCTGTCGCGGTTGATTGCAGACGTTTGCAGGGTAATGCGCTGATCGAGGCGGCCTGCGGCGATCATTAATCCCGCTCCTCACAAAGCAGATCAGCGCCTTCGATAAACGTCTGGCCGGTGCTGGTGATAATTGTGATTCCAATACGGTAGATGCAGCCCGGTACACCGCCGATGATTTTTTGACTGACGATGCTGCCGCCAATAACAGGTGTTCCGCTGCGCATGGCGCTGGTTGAGTTGAGCAGCAGCATGATCAGGCGTTGCCGTCGGTCAGGCTAAAGCTGGTGACGCTGAAGGCCTGGCTGATGGCGAAGCTGGTGTTATCCACTTGCAGATCACCGCCACCGCCGGTTGCCGTCACCGTCCCTTGTGCGTGACAGGTGGTGCCGTCGCTGGCGTACAGCCTGAAATGCGCGGCGGTGCCGGTGGCGTCGGCGCTGGTGTCTTCCCATGTGCCCGACTTGGCTTTGGCGCCAGCGGACGCTGCGGCCATCCAGTCGGCCGGAAGTGCCAGCGTTGCCAGTACGGTGCCGCTGTCTGCGGTGCCGCAGTTTGCCGGCGCTGCGCCCGTGCGGATTTTGAGAACGGCGCTCACGCCGATAGTCGTTTCAATGGCGTCGAGGCGAGCATTTCGGACTGTTGTTGATAATTGCAAGGCCATGCTGGTTCCTTACGGCGCGAGGCCGAATGATTTGATTGCGTAAATCACTACCGCGCCCATGATGGCGAGCAGCAGCAGGTTTTCTTTGGTCCAGCGCACCACCGCCATGAAGCCCTTGAGGTTGCGCCACGCCTCGGGTAGGTCGGCGAGCTGGCGAAGCGTGGCGGCGATGTCGGCCAGTGATTTGTTGATTTCGCCCACCGATGCGCTCATGTCCGAGCGCAGGCCGTGGATCTCTTTGTTGAGACCGGCCACAGATTCATGCACCTGGATGATCTCGGCGTCGAACTGGGCTTTGCATTGGTTCACTCTGCGCTCGAGCGAGTCCAGGTTGCGACAACCGATGCAGTTGCGGCGCTCTTCTCCATCCCAGTCGACAATGCCGTCGCCTTCTTTCATTCACTGCTCCATGATTTGAGTTTGTCTGCGAGGTGGCGGGTTTGCGCGGCGACGGCGCGGTACATCATGCCGGCGCGCCAGGCGGGCATGCCGACACTGCGCATGGCTTCGTAAAACAGTTCGTCGGCCCGCGTGCGCGGGATGGGCATTTTCTTGATCAGCCAGTCATGCAGGACGGCTGGCCGGTGCGCGGTGTCGCCGGCCAGCAAGAAGGCGATTGGTACGCGCGGGACGCTGGCGAAATCCGTCACAAACCCGGTGGGGACGATGTACTGGATTTTGTCGTCGCATTCGTAGACCAGCGGCGTGCTGAGCATCCATGATCCCCGTCCCTGGTTGGCGCGGTCGTCGATCAACATGACGTTGAGGCGGGTCAGAAACATTAGGGCCCGACGATGACGGGGTGAACGATGACCGGCGCGGGCTGGGTGATGATCACCGGATCGATCGGTGGCACGATGACCGGCGCGGGCTGGGTGACGATCACCGGATCGGCCGGTGGCACGATGACCGGGGCGGGCTGGGTCACCACCATCGGCGCAGGTTGTACGCGCAACGCTTCGGCAACGCCCTGCGTGCTGGCGCGCACCAGCCCGACTGCCGCTTCGCCGCCCAGGTACAGGCCGGCGGCGGTGCCGAGTACGCCTACGGCTCTATCCGCTGCCCGTGCCCACGGGTCATCCGGCATGCTGATCTGTGCCGTGTTCGATCCCTGCGGGGCGTGCACGATGATCAACATCATGCCGGACGGTGTGGGGATTTGCGCGTCAAGGATCGGCTTGGCGGCTGTCTCGGCTTTGTGCCGGGCCAGTTCGATGTTGGCGCCGGCAATCTGGGCGCGCAGGGCGCTGTCGGTGCTGCAGCCGGATAGCGTCAGCAGGCCGAGTGCGGCGATGATGAGACTGACGATTTTGACGGGCATGTCATTTGCCGGCGGTGATTTTGTCCCACACGCTTTTGATGCTGCCGACCAGCGCGGTGACCATGATGGCGAGTCCGGCCAGGGTGTTGACGATGCTGCCGGTCTGCGCCTGGATGTCGGCCTGGACGGCGGGGTCGACGGTGATGCCGGCGACGGTGAGCGCGCCGAAAATCATGGCGATGATCTGGGTGAGCAGGAGGGTGAGGTTTTTCATAGCAGTTCCTTTCAGGCGTAAAACGTGCGCTTGCCGCTCTTCGGTGCGCGGTCGGTGAGGTGCAGCCAGCCTTTTGTCTGGGCGGGATGCTCGCGGTATAGGTTGTGCTTTTTCAGCAGGGCGTCGGTGAGGATGGCGTCGAGGTCGCCATCGGCGTCGTAGACATCGACGCCGCGCCCTTGTTTGTGGCTGCTGTTGGGCGCGCCCGTGTCGCTGTCTTGCGGGCGCCAGCCGCCGTTCTTGGCGCCGCTGATGAGGCTGCCGGTCTTCGGGTTGTATTCGAGCGTGCAGCGGTAGTTCTGGTGCAGATCGTCCAGTAGTGCGTTGACGGCAATCAGCAGCACGACGGCGGCGGCGCGGTGTTCTGCGGTAATGCCGGGGTGGCCTGCGTGGCCGGCGAAGTAGTCGCCCAGGTTGATGCGGGGCGCGGGGTTTGGGTTCATAGGCCGATGATCCGGTAGGGGTCGAGCAGACCTTCCCAGAATCCACGCGGGATTTCGGAGAGCATGCCGGTGATGATGCCTTCACGCTGGCCGTACCAGGTGCCGATGACCAGCAGCATCCAGACCTTGATGGATTGCGGGACGGCGCTGGCGTTGCCATAGCCGGCTGTGTAACTGATGCGAATGCTGCCGGGTTCGGCGCGTGCGCTGGGCCAGCTTTCTCCATAGGCAGGGCAAACGCTGCCTTGCAGGGTGTCGGTGACCACCTGGTAAGACGATTCAGCCAGCGTTTGACGAGTGCCGGCCGCATCCAGGTAGGTGATTTCTTCCACGCTGACCAGCGGCGCAGGTTGCAGGGTGATTTCATCCGACCAAGCTGATGCTGTGGTGCGCCATTGCTGAGTTACCAGCGCGCGGCCGGTGCGCGCTTCGGCGGCTTCCCGCGCGGCGCGGATGAGTCCGCTGATCAGCAGGTCGTCGTCGTTGTGGTCAACGCGCAGGTGCGCGCGCGCGTCGGCGAGGCTGAGCGGTTCTTCGGCGGGGGCGGTGATCAGGGATGCTGGCATCAGGTTTGCTCGGTGTGCGTGGGCTTTGCCGGCCGGCGGCGTTTTGGCTGGTCTGAAACTGTTGCGGTGACGTACTCCGCTGCGGCGCAGTCCTCAACCAGATGCTTGGCGAAGGCGGCGTCGGTGCGAAGCAGGTCGCCGCTTGATAGCGCGCCATAGCGGCTGGTGACGACCAGACCTTTGATTTTGACGGTGACAAGTTCCATGTTTTTTCCAAAAAAAACGCCCGCACAGCAAGAAGCAGTGCGGGCGTGGTTGGGTTGCTGGCGGTTAAGCCGGGGTCAGATCGCCACCGATGATCGCGGCCGGGCGTTCAGTGGCCAGTGCAAGGCGACGTTCGGCGCGAATGGTGATCAGGTTCTTGGTGAAGTTGTCGGAGTCGGAATCCGACATTTCCACGATGACGCCCTCACGCTCGTACACGGTGCAGGCCTGGGCGAAGTTACCAACCGCGAAGGTGTCGGCGGTGACGCCGACGGTGCTGATGATCGGCACTCCAAACAGCGTGCGCTGGCCCATTTCATTGACGCCAACGCGGACTTGGCCGGCGGCAGTGGTGAACAGGTCGATTTCGATCGTTGCCCAGTCGGCTGGGTTCAACAGGATCGCATCCGGCATGTCGCCCTGTGCTTCCAGCGTGCCCATGATCTGGCGGATCAGCACCAGTTTCTTTAGCGTTGAACCCAACGCGGCGTTGGCAATGCCGTGCGCTACATAGTTGCCAGCGTCGAAAATGCCACTGATGTTGGGTGCGGTGCCATCACCCGATGCAAGCTGGGTTTCCACTTTCCGGTTGACGCCATAACGCATTCTGGTATCGACATAGGCCGCCAAAGCGACGTTATCGGCGGCGAGCTGGCGGCTGATCTTGATCCAGTGGGCTACGGTAGAAATTGGCATATTCACCAGCGTCCAGGTCAAAGCACTTTCAGCCTTGGCTGCCCCTTCCGCCGCTTCCGCTGCGGAATTGGTGAAAGCGTTTTCTTTGGTAAACTCGATTGCGTTGGAAGCAGTCGGCAGCTTGGTCAAAAAGTCTTGTAGGGTCAGCGGTGAGATGGCGCCGCGCACGATTCCGGGCTTGCGATCCGGGGCAACGTTGGTATCAGAACCAACCAAGGTGTTTTTGACTTCAAAGCCGATGCTGCCGAATTGGCGATTGCCGGCCACCAGGTTGAGCTTGCCCTTGTATTCATCGGACTTGATGAACTGGGCGCCCCAGGAGGTCATGCCGGGTTTGTCTTCCGGCAGGGATGCGCCGCGCTGCTTGAGCTGGACGATTTCGTCGGCCAGTTCGCGCTGCTTGATGCCGAGGTTGTCAATGGCGGTCTTGGTATCGGTGGAAACCGTTCCCATACGCGATTCAACATCCTGCTTGGTGGCAAACTTTTCGAGCGCGGACTCGATCTTGTCGAGGGATTGCATGATTGCTTCGGGCATGGTTTTTCCTTTCAGGAAGATAGTTTGATTGCGAGGGCAAGCGCCTTCGCGTTGGCTGCTGCATTCATATCGCCGGCATCCGCTTCATCGCGCTTTGCCAACAACATTCGGGCTTTGGCAATAAGGTGCTTTGCCGAGTCCCTGTTAAACGGCCCTACCTCGCGCAGCAGCCGTTCAAAATCTTTGATTGATTCAAGCGATTCAATGCTTTCACGCATTTCATCGATGCCTTTTATGTCAGTAATTCTGGCCTGATCGTTGGCGGGGTCTGTGACGATGGAAATCTCTTTCAGCGCCTTGATGCGGTGGATGATGCGCACACCATCGGAACGGCGTTCCGTGCTTTTCGGGTCCGGGATGATGGCGACAGACAAGCCACTGACCAGCCCTGACTTCATCGCCCAATAGGCATCTGAAGCACCACGCATCTGCATGACAAGATTGGCTTCGCCAATCAGGCCGCGCGCGTCTTCTTTCAGGCCAGACCAGCGACCGACCGGAAGCTGCGCATCGAGCCAGTTATGGTTGACATAGACATCAACCGGCGACGAGTCCCCTGCCAGTACATCCGCATAAGCGCCTGGCATAATGATGTCGTTCTTGGCATCGACCACGCCGAACACGCTGCCGTAGCCGCTGAACGCGCCTTCAGACTGCGCATATTTGATGTCGCAATCACTGAGCGATAGGGTCTTGAGTTCCATTGCTGGCTCCTGGTGTGACTTGCCCGAGCTTGTCGAGCGGTACAAGGTTGGTTTGTGCGGTAAGCGCGTCCCCGCCAGGAATGGGCGGGTCGTTTTCAAGCTGGCGGCATTCGTTGCGGGTCTTCAGACCGTTCTGCACGGCCTTTCCGTAGACATCGAAACGGTCTTTGATGTTGGCTCGCAGCAGGGCATCAATGCTGAATTCGACGCTGTACAGCGCGCGCTGGTTGGCGGTGAGTACGCGCTTGCGCAGGGCTTGCTCAAAGTTGACAATGGCCGGGCGGATGGTGAGTTTGAAGAAGCCATCCAGGATCTGTTCGACGCCGCTGCCCCAGGTGGTGACGTTGGCATGACCGACCATCACCGGCGGGACGCCAAACCAGCGGCAGATTTCTTCGACCGTGAACTGGCGGGTTTCCAGCAGTTGCATATCCTCCGGCAGCAGGCTGACCTGCTGATATTTCATGTTGGCTTCCAGCACAAACAGACGGCTGGTGGTAGCGGTAGCGAGTTCTTCGAAGTTGAGCCGGATACGGTCGCGCTGATCTTTGTTCAGCACCTGGTCCACCATCAGCACGCCGGTCGGCTTGCCGCCGGCGGCAAATAGCCGATTAGCCGTGGTCTGCGCGTTGGCGGCTTCGTCGGTGGTGGCGCGCATGTAGTCAAGGCGGCTCAAGCCGATGGTGCCGTTGCCCATGCCCTTGAAATGCACCACGCTGGATTCCGCCAGTACGGCAACATCCGATCCGATGCTGTAGAGATAAACGACCGTGCCATCCGACAGGATGCGCATTTCTACCTGATCGGCAGACATCGGCGTCAGTGCGTAGGCTTCGCCTTTGGCGTCGCGGTCGATGCGGGCGTAGGCGTTGCCGCGCAGCAGCAGGTTGAGGATGATGGCGGTCCAGAACTCGATCGGCGTCATCAGCCGGTTTGGCGATTCGTGCAGCAGGGTCCACAGCGAGCTATCACGCGCCAGGTCGCGCAGGCCTTTGCCTTTCTCCAGGTAGACGAACAGCGGCAGGCTGGCGATGGTGGCGGCAATGACCTGGACGCAGGCCCACACGGCGCTGATCTGCAACGCGCCATCCGCGCCGCTGCTGCGCGTGTCTGACACCAGCGCTGACGATGGCGCGGAAAGTTGCGTGCCGCTGCGGTCGCCCAGGGCGAGGCCGCCGAAACGGAACCAGCCGGCAATGTGGGTTAGGAGGCTCATGCGAAGATGGGGTTATCCAAGAAGTCGTTGATGTCGGATTCGGCGATGCTGACCATGGCGCGGTTCATTGCCACCACAGTGGCGACGGCGGCGTCGATCTTGTTTTCCGGGCGTAACTTGCGCGGGAAGATGTTTTCGTTGCGGTCTTCCTTGACTTCGACGTTGCTGAACATCCAGACGAAGGCGGGGTTGCCGTCGTGGTGGAAGCGGCCGGCGTCGACCAGCGCCTGTATCTCTTTCATCGGCTCGCTGAGGTAGCGCACTTGCTGTGGGATGTCGACCACTTGAAAGCCTTCGGCGGCGAGGTTGGCGCCGAGCTGCTGGCCGCCCCAGGGGTCTTTGGCGACTTCGGAAACGACGACGGTTTCCGAGCTGGCGAGGATTTCTTCTTCTATCTGGGTCAGGTCGATCATGTTGCCGGGCGTGGCCACCAGGTAACCGGCATTGACCCAGGCTTGGTAGTGGGCGTTTTCTGGTTTTTCTACAGCATCGCCTGGCACGAAGTTGCGGCTGATGGCGTAGTAATGCGGCTTGCCGACCTCAGTGCCAGGGCGCTTGAACAGCCAGACGGCGCTGGCAATATCCTGTTTGCTGGCGAGGTCGAGGCCGATGACGCAGGATTCGCCGTTGAAGTCTTCTAGCTTCAGGCTGGGGTCGCCGGCCTGCTGGAAGGCGTGCAGGTTGATCCAGGGCGAGGCGGCGGCAACCCAGATGTCGAGGTGCTTGGTTTTGAAGACGTTCTGCTTGCGCGGGTCGGCGATGGCGTCGCGCTGCTGAGTGCGCAGGAATTCGGCATCGACCGAAACGCCGAAGTTGGGGTTGGCTTTGCGCAACGCTTCTTCGCTGGTCCAGTCGTCCTTTTCGTCGACGGTGAAGATGATGCCGAAGCGCTGGTCGTTTTCGATGACACCTTCTAGGATTTTCTGCAGCTCCACCTGGTGCTGATAGCACGGGCCGGAAATGTCGCTGCCGGATGTGGTGATGACCAGCATCATCGGCTGCGAGCGCGCGCCCATGCCGGTCTGCATGGTGTCATACAGTTCGGCGGTTTTGTGTTCGTGGTATTCGTCGACGATGGCGCAGCTCGGTGACGCGCCGTCGCCCGGCTTGCCGATCACCGGTTCGAATTTGCTGTTGGTCTCGACCACACTGAGGTTGCTGGCGTTGGGCGTGACGCCGAACGTGGCGCGGAAGCCCGGCGTGGCGCGTGCCATCAGCAAGGCGGGGCGGAAGACTTCCAGCGCCTGGTCTTGCGAGGTGGCGCCGGAGTACACCTCAGCGCCGAATTCGTCGTCGACGGCGAGCATGTACAAGCCGATGACGCTGGCCAGAGTCGACTTGGCGTTTTTACGTGGGACGAACAGGTCGACCACGCGGAAGCGGCGCTTGCCGGTGATGCGGTCCACCCAGCCAAAAGCGCTGGCGAGGATGAATATCTGCCACGGTTCGAGGGTGATTGACTGGCTGCGTGCGGCCCAGTCGCCCTTGATGTGCGGCATCAGCTCGGCAAACTTGCAAATCCGTTCCGCCGGGCGGTAGGCTTTTCCCTTGCTGTCGACCAATTCCGGGTTGAAGGTGTAGCGGAAGTCGGTGCGGGCGAGGTCGTCCAGGTGACGCTGGCAGGCGAGGCGGTGCCACTTGCAGGCGGGGATTTTCCCGGCAACGACATCGGCCGCATAAGCGGTTGCGATGTCGGTGAAGTGGGTGGCGCTGGGGTCGATCACAGCGCGCCCCATTTGTCCTGCCCGGCATCCTGAAACAGGCTGGCCTGGCGGTTGTCGCTGGTGGTGACCCGAGCGCGGCTGGCCGGAGAGAGGCCGAACAGCGCCAGGTAGCGGTTCACATCCTCGGCAGCGCGGCGTCCAACCACCCAATGGTGCGAGTAGGTGAAGTTGCCGTTGGCGGTGCGGATCATGATGCCGTCGCCGCCGGTGTATTCCTCGCCCGCCGCTTCGGCGGCGGCGCGCTTTTCCTCGGCAGCGGCCATGGCTTTGCTCAGCATGTTCTCGGCCCAGACCATCTTTGCCCAGGCCTGTACGTACAGCACCAGGGCAGCGCGGTCGAGTTTCGACACCAGGCCGTAGCGCAGTAGCTCGGCGGTCAGGCGCTTCCACTCTTTCTTTGCCTCGGGCCAGATCCACGACGGCGAGCTGGGGATTTCGACTTCAGGCTTGAACTCATCGAACAAAGTCGCAGACGGCAACTTGCTCGGGTTCCCGCGCAGGATATGCACGTTCGCCGGTAGCGGTTGCGGTCCACGAGTGCCCATTCAGCATTCCCCAAAGAAAACGGCCACCCGAAAGTGGCCGTGATGATCAAGCGGCGGCGCAGATGAGTACCCCCCACCCTGATAACCCCCGCACGTAAAAATGTGTCTACCAGTCCGGTCCTGGCGGGTGGGGCTGTGAAGATTTCACCCCCCCCTGCCTGCTGCCGCCTCGCTGGCGGTCTTGGCCTGGTGGCACTCGACGCAGATCGACTGCAAATTGTCTTCCGCATCCGTGCCGCCCTGCGACTTCTGCCTGATGTGGTCGACCTGCTTTGCTGGTCTGTACTTGCCAGCGGCCAGGCAGACCTGGCACAAGCCTTTGTCGCGCCTCAGGATGGCATTGCGCAACTTGTCCCACTCCGTGCCGTAGCCGCGTTCGTGGCGGCTGCCTCTACGGTCATCGGCAAACTTGTTGATCTTCCGGTCTGCCTGATGCGCCTCGCAGTAGCCCGACCCATCCCGCACCAGGGCGGGACAGCCTTGGTGCCTGCATGGTCTAGCGGGTGCGGTTGGCATGGGCGGAATGCAAAAAGCCCGCAGGCTAGGCAAGGCGGGCTTTGGACGTACTGATTGCAGTTTGGTTGCTTTTTAGACATTTCGTCGGAGCGTGTCAAGCTGCTGCACGAAATTTCTTTTGCATGCGTTCCCGCTCCCACTGCTCTACATCACGGTCTTGCAGCCATCCCATGATCCAGATGTGCGCCTGGTGCAGCCGGGTGTACATCGTGTCTCGGCACACGCCAAGCACACGCGCCTTGAACTCTGCGCTGCCGGTCTTGCGGTAGAACTCCATCACCACGGCAGCCAGTTCGGGGCGTGCTTTGCGCAGGGCCAGCACGCCGGTTTCGATCTCCATCGCCGCCTCGTTGATTTCCTCGATATTGCCCCGGCCGTGGCTCAACATCGCCTTGGTGTAGTGGCTTTGACGCGGGAAGCCCAACCCGCCATCGTCCCGCCGCGTCGCCCACTCCGCCCAGCACACCAATCGGTGGTTCATGTAGTCGATCATGCTGCCCTCCGTAAACCGTTCAAAACCAGCGAGCCGACCGTAGCCAGTGACCTTGCCGCCTCGCCGCGCAGGGCGAACCAAGCGCACCAGAAGCGCAGTTCACCCGCATCGTTTGACTTCACCACATCGGCGATTCCGGCGCCCACCTCTGCGGCCTGTGCCGGCGTCCATTCGTTGAAGCTGATCATCATCGACCGGGTATCCGCGAAATCGCGGCGCAGCGTCTCAAGTTCAGTCATATCCATCGTTCCTCAAAAAAGCGGTCGTGGCCGTCGCGCAGCCGTGTAGTCACTACCTTGGTCAACCACTGCTCAGTGGTGAGGCCCTGAGCAACGGCCAAACCATCCCCAAACCCAAAAGGGTTCGAGGTGTCTGACCGTTGCGATCAACCTGCTCGAGCGGAGCCGGCCCATCGCTTTGGCCGTGTGCATTCCATCAGGCTGGACACACACAAGGGCAGACTATCGGGCCACCTGCGGCCCCCGTTTCGCGCTCTACCCGCCCCGTCAGGGACACCACCACGCCTGCCGCTGAAACCCGCGTTACGGCCCTGCCAACTTCACCCCCGCGCCGGTTAACCCTGCTCCTGGTGTTGCTGTACTGCCTGGCATCCCTGCTGGCTGGGAACTCTATGGCGCGGCAAAGCTGGGTCCGCGCCGCCATCGTGCTAAACAGTTGGGCGCTTCGCCTCCCGCTTGACTGCCATCGATATTTCGTGGGCAATCTTCAAATCAATTCGTTGGTAGGTAGAACGGAAGCGCGAATCCTCAATATCGGCCAATGCAGCCGCCCTTTCCTGCCGGTAATCGTCCCAATCACTGCCTTGGCATGATGGGTATGCAATGCCGATGCCGACCTTCTGCGCGGCCTCTGTCGCCTTTTCGATGCCGGGGTTAAACCCCACCCGCTTGGCGGTTTCGTGGTCGTTGTCGGCAGCGATCACCGCCAGACCGTTGCGATCCAGGTAATCCACCGCATGCATCAGATTGCCGGCGTTAAACGCCACAATCACGCGCGCATGTGGCATCGCCTGAAACAACGTCAGGCCGGTGGCAAAGCCCTCGCAGACCACGGTGAACACATCGGAATCGCCGATCAGATAGGTTGCACCCGCCACCGGCGCACCCGGCCAGAAACGCTTATCCCCTTCTGGCGAAATGCGCTGGATGCTGCTGATCTTGCCGCCCAGCAGCATCGGGATAATCAACCAGCCTTCAGAATCCACCCGCAAGCCACCGCAACCGGCCACTTTCAAGCCCTTGGCGCGCAGATAGGGGTGTGAGCCATGCAACAACTCAGCGGCGCGGTAATGCGCCGTGGCGGCATAGGTGGCAGCCTGCGCAGCGGCGGCTTGTTCGCGCTTGCGGCGGGCGATCTCGGCATAATCAATCTTCGGCGCATCGATCTGCGCATCCGGCCGCCAGGTGATCAACTCAGAATGCAGCGCGTAATCCATCGCCCATCCCACCAGACCATCATCAGCCAGCTTGAACGAACCGTTCTTCTTCTTTGGGTGATTCACCGTAGGGCAGCGTTGCCACTTGCCCGGCTCAATTGAGCGCGGCTCAAGGCCAATGCTGTGCAGGAAGGAACGAAAGTCCATCACGCCGCCTTCCGGCTCTTGGCATACGCGATATTGCGCGAGCGCACCCAGTTCAGCAGCGCAGGCGACGGCATTTCCGGCTCATCGCGCAAACCGCGCGGCCAGACGCCAAACTTTTCCTTGTACTTGTGGCCCGCCCAGCCTGGGCTGTAACCCCGCTCGGCGGCCAGCCAGAGCAATTGCGAATACAGCCGTTGCTTGTCTTCCCGCTTTGCCGCCGCCGCGCCGATTTCACTCAGTTCGCCATCGGCGTGCATGATCTGGCTTTGCTTCTTCGGGTAAACGTGACCGCATTCCGGGCAGGAAGGCGCAGCGGCATGCACGCATTTGCACTGCGGACACTTCACCGACTCGCGTTCCTTCTTCTTCGCTTTCGCTTTTTCTTTCTTCTTGCCATCATCCAGCTCGACAGCGCCGACTTCAAAGAACTCGTGCATCGCATCCCAGAATCGCACCGTGTTACCGGCATGGTCCAGAACCAGACAATCCTTCTTGCCCGGATGCGGACGCAGGCCACGGCCAAGAATCTGAATGTGTTCCGCCAGTGACGACTTCAGCGGACGCGCCATGATGATGCACTCCACATCCGGCACGTCGAAGCCCTTGCTCAATGCCGACACACTGATCAGACCGCGAATGAACGAATCCGGTTTGCGGAATTCCTCCACCATCGCCGTGCGCGCATCGTCATCGGTGCGATAGGTGTACAACTCTGTCTGCACGCCGGCCGCCATGAACTGGCGTTGCAGCTCCTCGCAGTGCGCCACGTTGCAGCCAAAGGCAACGAACTTCTTGTTCAGACCATGTTTCAGGTATTCCGCCACACAATCGCCGACGATCGGCAGCGCGCGTTCCGCCGCCTCGTTGTCGGTCCACTCGCCCGCCACCACCTTGGCGCCGGTCATGTCCGGCTCAGAAGCCGCAAACACGCGAAATGGAACCAGATGACCGTCATCAATCAGCTTGTTGGTCGTGGTCACCGACACAATCGCGTCGTAGTGTTTGCCCATTCCCTTGGTGAAGGGCGTCGCAGTCAGACCAATCACCACACAATCCCGCGCCTGAATGCGGTCGAGTGTCGTTTTATCCAGGCCATGCGCTTCGTCTACGATGATCAGATCCGCTTCCGGCCATTGCCGCCGCGCCAAGGTCTGCGAGCTGGCGATCTGGATTTTCTGCCACGGCTGAAAGCGCGGATGGCTGCTTTGAATCACGCCATGCTCAATGCCGTACTTGTCCAGCATGTCAGAGGTCTGGTTGATCAACGCGATGCGATTGGCGACGAACACCGCGCGCTTGCCCTTGGCCTTCGTCTCGCTCAACAGATACGCCGCCACCACCGTCTTACCAGCGCCAGTTGAGGCGGAAAGAATCTGATTCTTCACACCGCGCCGGATGTTGTCGCGCAACTGCTCGACGCTGGCGGACTGGTAATCGCGCAACTGGATCATGCCGCCTCCGCACCAGACACTTCGGCCAACAACGCTTCCGCCGCCAGAGCGCGTTTTTCCGCCCGGTCATGCCGCTTTTGCCAATACTGCGCCTGTTTGAAATACTCGTTTTTGGCGTTGCTTTCCTGCCGCAACCGGCCCTCAAGCCCGGCGATACGTTCATGCAGATCGATAATCGTCTTCGCTGAATCGGTCGCTTCCAGACTGGCGACGATCTCGGACAGACGCTTGATCTCGCCTTCCGCGTGCATCAGATCAGGGAGCAAATCGACGTGGTTGTCGTCGGCTGGCAGCGCGGCTTCGACTTCCGCCGGCTTGGCCTTTGCACCTGGGCGCTTGCCGGTGATTTGCTCAACGGCATCGGGCAGGCTGATTTCGCCATGGGCAACTTTGCGCGCCAGTTCAGGCGATGCCTTTGCTACTTTGTCAGCGTCTCGCTGAGTCTTGTCGCTTGCGCCAGACTGCGCTTGCCTGTTAGCCACCGTTTCTAATCCGGTAAGATTACCGGATTTGGGTTTGCCGACTGTTTGTGCCAAACCCCAATCCTGAGCACTCGCTACAATTGCCGCCTGCTGGCCGGGCGACAAATGCCGCCGATGCAGATTGTTGGACAGTACAAACGCCACTGGTGAAGAGCCAACGAACTCGACAATGCGCGGCGGAACACCGGCATCCAAGCAAGCGCGATAGCGATTACCGCCATCCAGCACCATGCCATCAAACAGCGTGATCGGCTGGCGCAGACCATGCGCCGCAATATCCGCCACCAGTGCGGCATATTCATCGCCGACCATACGCGGAAACAAAGTGCAAAGCGGATGCAATTCAAGCATTTCAGCGTTTTCCATCATGGCAGCTTGTAAAAGTCACGGCATGGCGCACAGGCGCAGCCGACCAGGCGCACGCTGTACTTGCCGCAGTGAATGCAGTAACCGGGTTCACCAGCTGGGATGCGGCCGGCCTGGTAGCGGATTTCTGCTTCAGCGGCATCGACGCCGGCTTGTGCCTTGTCGTTGGCACGGTCGATCAGATCGCCACGATCACTCATCACCACTCCCGGCGATACCCGATAACTCATTGCCAAGCGACCCCGCATCGCCGAAAACAGAACTCATCAGCGCGTGTTTTCTGCGCCTTTTCTGGATATCGACAATGATCAGATCGCGGATGTACTCAGAGCGGGAAACGCCTTCCGCTTCCGCGACGGCAGTGGCCGCACGGAGTAGCTCGGTATCGAGCTTGATAGTGGTTTCGGATAACAACTTTGACATGCCTTTCGCTCAGGAAAGAAGCCCCGGCACGGAGGCCGGGGAGCCGATGCGGCTTGATAGAGGGAGCTTAGGAGTAGCGGGCTTGTCCTGGCCTGCCAGCAGGGATGAAGAAAAAAGACCCGGCGCAGGACTGCGCCAGGTCAAAGCCGCGTGCGTGGCAGCGCGCGGCAAGGGAGACGGGCGGGGGTGCTTACCCGTGACAGAATGGTGGTTCCACCCAACCAGACTATTCACCGGAGACCCCCATGAACACCTTCAAATCGGAAATCGACGCCATTGCATTGGAGGCACTGCGCGCGCCGACCCGGAAAGAATCCATACGCATTGCCATAGAACGCACCGCCATACCGGTTGGCGTACTTGCGGGAAAGTTGCTTGGCATGATCAAGAGCTTGCCTCCGGACCTGGCGAACCAGCGGCTGGACGGTCTTTATGCACTGATCGAAGACCCGAACCAACTCGACCCGATTGCGCGCGCCTTACTGTCTCAATACCTGACGGGTCGGTAGCCTCAGAAGCCGCCACGGCGGCCGCAAAAACGCGCAAAAGTGCAGATTCAATTACGCGTGCCATCGACTCGTGTTCTGTCACAGGAGACCCCCATGAAGCTGGACCGCACCATGCAGCTTGAAATTCTTGAACAGTTGGCCGCCGCCTGCCCGCAACAGATCAACCTGACTGGTGAGCGTGTTGCAGGCGATCCGCTCACGCTTAACGCCTGGTATCTGCATCAACACGGCCTGATTGAAGCACTGATTGCCGAAAACATTGGCGCGCCGCCGGTCGTCATTGGTGGCCGCATCACTGCCCAGGGCATGGACTTCCTGGCTGACGACGGCGGCCTGTCCGCGATCTTGGGCGTAGTCACAATCAAGATTCATGAAGACACCCTGAAGGCGCTGCTGGCGGACAAGATTGAGCAATCAGACTTGCCGCCTGCTGATAAAGGGCTATGGCTTCAGGCACTGCAGGCACTCCCTGCCGAGTCCACAAAACACCTGGTAACAAAACTACTGGACTGGGGGTTGGCAAATGCCCCGGGCGCACTTCAACAGGTAGGAAGACACCTTGGGCTCCCGCTATGAGCTCGAACCGCACCCACCCCGCCCGGGGTGACAGCGCCAGCCAGAAGGTGGTGATGTTTGAATTCGCCTCCACCAGCACGCCATCCTGGTGGAAAACCAGGGTTTTGGGGTACAGGACAGGCTCGCTCATGCCGCTTCCTTTTGTTGATCGTTACGCTGGGTGCCGCGCAGCACCTGGTCATGCTCACCTGGCATATCCAGATGTTTGATAAGGACATTCGACAATGACGCCTGAAACGCTGTTCGAAATTGCGCAACTGCTGCATCAAGCGCGGAAGCTGCTGCCTGAACCGCCTCCGCTGGAAGACATGCCGCTGAGAAAACTTCATCAGCGGCTGTTAAGTCTGGAAACAGAATTTCACAACCTCGCGGCAAAGCGGCAACGCGAAGCTCGAACGTCAGGCCCTCGTAAATGAGGCCGACCTTCACCTTTTCGGGCAGATTGATCATGCGGCCGCCTTTTGTTGCGCAGCCACGTCGGGCGGCAGGCCGTCGGTGGGGTTGGGGTAGATGTCTGGGCGGAGCTGATGCGGCGTCACCTGCCAGGCAGTCGCGCGCGACACGGACAGCACGCGGTCGGCGGGGAGGTCGTCATCCCACTGGGACACCGCCTGGCGGGATACACCTGCTATCCGTGCCAAATTCGCTGCGCTGCCGAATTTTGATATGAGGGCATTAACTTTCATGCCGATAGTAAAGCCTGCTTTACCTAAAGAGTCAACACGACTTCTCTTTACGGCAAGTAATCTTTACGCGATGGAAACTATCGCAGATCGGCTGCGGGCACTACGTGCCCACTTTGGCGTTTCACAATCCCAGATTGGTGTATGGGCTGGCGGGCTGTCTAAGTCGGCCGTATCTCAATGGGAGCGGGGACTATCCACCCCAGAACGCGATGCCTTGAATGCACTCAGAAAATCACGCGACGTAAATCAAGACTGGGTAATGAACGGCGATGGGGAAATGTTCATTGCAAAAATTACCCAGCCCAACCCGCCCGCCAACGTCGCCACCCTAACACCGCCGCCGGACCCGCTCACGGCCGAACTGCTCGCCCTCGTGCAGCGCATGGACCGCACCGGCCTCGCCCGCCTGGTGGGCGTGGCCAGCCAGTTGGTTGAGCAATATCCCCGCGCCAACGCAAACCATGCCCGGTAATTTCACTCGCGGACTGGCGCACGCGGGCAGGCTATCGCCTCAACCCGCCGGGGTAAATATGGCGAAAGTTATACGCGCCGCATGATGGAAGGCGCGATGGTGGCCATCGTCACCGGGATCATCAGCGCCATGCTGTATGACGCGATAAAGCTTTTTTCGAAAATCATCATGTCCAGAGCAATCCAGATGGCAGCGACAATGCAACCCTCAAAAAAGAGTCTGATTCTGAAGCTGATGCGTGAAGTGACTGTGCTGCTGTTGTTGGCATGGCTGCTGTGGGTTTTGCCGTCAGGGCTGGATAAATCAGGCGTCATCCTTGTTTCCTTCCTGGTGGTCATGATGATGATTCAAGTGCTTTCCGTTGCTTGGTATAGCACGCGACTGGTGCTTTTATACAGGGCTGCAAAGCCGGACTGATCGCCATTCCAACGGCCTGACCTGCTCAGGCAAACACTTCCAGCCCCACGCCAAAGCGCGCCGCCAGCGCTTTGGCCTGGCGCAGGTTGATCTGCCGCTTGCCGCGCAGAATCTCCGACACCACAGACTGGCCGCCCAGCTCGGGCAGGTCGGACTGCTTCAGGCCGTGCACATCCATCAGAAACGCCAGCGCCATTTCCGGCGTGGCGGCATCCGGCATGGGGTAATGCGCGGTCTCATAGCCGGAGACCAAATCCCCCACCATCACCGCCAACCCGGCCAGCGGATGCGCTTCATCTGCGCCGCCTGCGTCCAGAATGGCGTCCAGCGATTCCACCAGTGCGGTGTATTCCGCATCATTGCGCGGCGGGGTCAGCAACGGCGCCACATACCCCCAATGCAGCAGCGCATCATTCAACCGAGCGGTCATTTCCAGGCTCCTTTGTCGTAATCCTTGTGCGTGAGCACGGCGCGAATGAACACCTTGCCCGCGTTGAAGTGAATGGCGGCGATCAGCCGCAGCTTGTTGCCCCCCACATCGAACACGTACTTGTCGCCCACCTTGTCCACCGCCGGGAACATCGCCTTGACTTCAGCGAAGTTGCGCCAGGCGGCCCGCTTGGTCTGCCTGTACCACTGCTCCAGCGCTGTTGTGCTATCCGGGTGCGCCGCCTGCGCCTGGAGGATGCGGCTGTGGGTGATGATGTGCATACCCTCAATTTATCGCAAACCGCGATAAATAGCAAACTGCGATAAACCGGAAACGCCAACCGGCCACGGCGCGATTGCGCCTAAAAAGTAAAGCTTTGTTGACGTTTATTGTGAAGCGTGCTTTAATGCAATCACTCCCCGCCCCCAGCGGACACCCTCAGCGACCGGCAGCACCCACACCCGCTGACAGGCCCGCAGGACGGCCGGGAGCAGGCCAAAGGCTGGCCACCCCGAGCGGGCGCACTTCACAAACAGCCGAGTAACCGACAGGCAGGCGCGGCATGGTGCCGCGCGGAGAGGGGAGTCGAACATGACCAACACGCAAAAAATCAGCGCCGTACTGCTCAAAGGCTTGCTGCACCACTACGGCAAAAAGCACCCCGCCCCGTGGCACAACACCGCCGTGGTTTCCAGCCGCTTCGGCGGTGACTACCGGCTTAAATCATCGATCAGGAGTCCGGCATGACCATTCACATCCTGCAGGAGGCCGCATGAAACCGGGGTTACTCGTCCGGCAGCGCGGCAATGATGCGGCCAACCGCTTGCTCGATGGTGATGGCCAAGTGTTCCACCGCGCCTGGCGTGTGTTTATCGCCCGTGCCCAGGTACTGCAGATGGGTGCCGATCCGGTTGAGCGCATCAGCAATATTGCCCAGATGCGTTGTTTGTAGTTCGGCCAGATTGTTGACGGCCGCAATCAGTTCATCAATTTTATTGGAGTCATCAGTCATGGCAAACACACTCAAAGTTGGAGACAGCGTCTTTTACCGCCAGTTTGGACAAAGCAAAAGCGCTGTTCATCGAATTCTGTATATCTGGGAAAAACAGGGCGTTGCCCTGACCAGTAACCGGGACATCATCCGCCTGAATGATGTGGAGGTGCTGCCGGCGCCGCCCGAACTTATCCAGCTTTTGAATGAGTTGGAGGCAGCATGACCATCCACATCCCAACCCAGCTATTCCGCCACGGTCAGGACGCCATTGCCCTGGCTGGACAAATCGCGCGCCAGACTGGCGGCATTCTGGTTGCAGGCAACCGCGCCTTGACCGTGCGCCCGGCCCGCAATGCCCGCGAATCCGCCACCGTGGTGCGCCTGCGCCGCGTGTTGGCAAATTCGTTGGCCAATACCCCGGAGGCGGCGTAATGGAACACGCCAGCCTCATCGCCATCAGTGTGGCGCTGGCTTGCCTGATTGGCCTGGTCTACATCGCCTTGTTTCTTGCCCCGCCGACCGACCGTCCACCGCGCAAACCGCACCCTAAGCAGCACTATCAGCGCTGGGAGGACACCTTATGAACCGCGCAAACCTGCTGGTGTTCAAGGGGGTTTTGTACCGCGCCTGGCAGTTGAACCTGTACCGCCCGGACTTGACTGCCCCGATTCCGCGCCGCGTTTGGCGGTTGATGGGGGCCGCATGAGCCTCTACCGCACCGGCACCGAAACCATCCGCTGGCATACCTCGCCGGCCTGTCTGCGCATGCTTGAGCATCTGGCCTGCAAAGGCCCGGCCACGGCGGTGGAAATGGCGGATGCGCTGTACATCCAGCGCGGTTATGCGCATGCGCTGACCAAGCGGGTTTTACTTGCGTCTGGCGTGGTGCATATCACGGCCTGGCGGATCAATGGGCGCGGCGAGCCAAGTCCCATCTACGCCATTGGCCCAGGCAAGAACCGGCCCCGTCCGGCGGCCGAAACGCCGGCGCAACGGGCAGCACGCCGGCGCAAATCGATGCGCGAGATTTACGGCGTGGAGATCACCAGCGCGGTGCTGAATCGCGGCCGCTCGACCTGTATCTACATCGACGGCGAGCGGGTGCGACCCGGTAGCCATCAATCGCAGATCGCCGGCAAGATCGTCGGCAAACTCACCGGCGCGCGGCCATGAAAAAGCACACCACCCGCCGCCGCTACATCCCCGGCACGCTGCTGCTACGCCAGCAACGCGACGCCATCGTCCTGCCGGCGCACATCGCCCTCGACGCCATTGAATTGGGCGCGGGTAGCATTTACCACCGTCACACGCTGGCGGCATATCTGAACATCGTCGGTGTCTGCGCTAACCGCATGGTCGGCGCGGCGCAGGAAACACGCGACGCAATCGACGCGGCCAAATACGCCCTGGTGAGCGCAGATCGGCGTTACCTGTCTACCGACAAATGGGGCTTCAGCGGCCCGGAAATGCTCTGCATCCGCCGCGCGGTGACGCTGTCCGATGCGCTGCTGATGCGCGTGAACTCCGGCATGCTGAGTTATGCGGTGGATTTTGTCGGCCGCATCAATGACCAAACGCCGGAGAAGCTGGGCATGGCCAACGCGCCGCTGGCAGAAAGGGCGGCCGCATGAGCCGCTACAGCGACATCAACCCGTTGGCGGCTGAAGTTTATGCGCGCATCCAGCCGCACAGCAGCCTGCGCCCGATTGCCCAGTCCGCCATTCTGGGGGCGTTTAACCGCACCACGCCGCCGGATGCCGTGCACGACGCGCTGGAACAGTTGATCGATGCGCGTCTGATCAGCCACATGCGCCACACCCGCGAAGGCGTGACGCAGAACGTCTACTGGCCAACCGGCCTGAAACCCATCACCGCACCATCCATAGAGGAAATCAGCATGTCATCAGAACCGAAAAACAGTTTATTGAACCGCCTCATCTTGCTGCATGGCCCCATTGCCGGGGCAGCATTGGCGGAAAAAGCACGCGCCACCGGCGCCAATATTCCGGCGAAGAACGTGCCGGGGCTGCTGGAAACGCTGGTGCGCAAGGGGGATGTGATCGTCAAAAAACACGATGGCGCATCGCATTACATGACGCCGAATCAAGCGGCGGATTGGGATGAGGATGTTTCTGCTGCCGGAGGGGATCGGGATAAGCAGGTCGGCGCGCATGTGATGAGTGCGGCGGTCACGAAACAATCCCCAGCTGCACCCCAAGATGAAAAACCGGCAAATAGCGAACGGGAGGCGCGCGAAGAAGCGATGCCTGAACCCGATGCCAAGCTGCTGGCCATGGCAAACGCAACGCTTTCCGGCCGGGTAGAGGATTTGGAAGCCTCGTTGAGCGAGGCGCTGGCATACAACCGCATTGCCGGCGATCTGCTGGCCGATCTGGAAGAACTGCTTGATGTTGAGCATCGGGATGAACTCATCCCCTGCATCAAAGCGTATTTGGCCGATGTGCCTGCTCAATCAACAGTTTCCAACCCGGAAACAGTTCAGCCCGGCCGCCTGGCGCTGCTGCTGATCGACAGCGCCGACCTGACCGAAATCGAAGAACTCGCCGCCGGTTGCGATGTCCGCATCGCCCAGGCTGTGGCGATGGCGCGCATAGACCAGGGCCACGCCGCCCGCGCGGTGGTGGTGCGTATTTTCGGCGAAGCGGCGCGCTCGGTGGAATGGAAGCAAGCGGCATGATTACCATCAAACCCTGCCCGTTCTGTGGCAACGAAGAAGTCGAGATCGATGAGGTCGGTATCGGTGAGTTTGCTATCGATTGCCCGGAGTGCCGTGCAATTGGCCCAATCGTTGGCACAGTGATGGAGGCGATCAGCTTTTGGAATGATCGTAGAGCAAGCGATGTCGTCACAGCTTGAACTGCAACTGGATCACCGGGAGTACATCCCCGGCCAACGCGCACTTCCGTTCCTGCCTGCTGACAATCAGCGGCGGTTGCGCGAACGTGGATTGGTGAAGCCAGGCATGCCGTTTTACTGCCTGATGAACAAATCCGGTCACGTCATGACCTGGACAGGCAAAGGCATGAAACCGGGCTGGGTGCGCCACTGGTTGGAGATGGGCGGCAGCGTCGACGAGCTGCGCGCCACGCTATGAAGTACCGCCCGGGTGATCTGCTCATGAATGCACTCGGCCATTGCGAAGGCCGAGGCTACGTGTGGAAGGTCGTCGACATCGGACCGATGCAACCAGGTGGAACGATATTGATAAGCGCCCGCGCGATCCGACTGCTGAGCGGAAAACCAGAACCGCATGACTCATGGCTGAACAGCACGCGGCTTGTCCCGGCAGACTGGTATCAGCCATTCAAAGGCGAAGTGCCGCCATATCAGATGGAGTTGAGCGTATGAATGAACGTCCCGAACGCATTTACCACGTAAGCCAGACCCAGTTGAGCATTGCGCGCCACTACGGTGGCTGCAAATTCAACGGCGCGGATTACCACTATGACGCTGAAAGCGACACGCTGACGCGCATGGATGTCTGGAAAGCGCGCATCGCAAGTAGCAAAGAAGAGGCAGACAAATGGGCGAAGGCTGAGCGTGAGAAATGGACAAAGGCTCAAGACGGTTTTGCGGGGTTCTAACGCCTAGCTAACCGGCTGGCGGCATTATCGCCAGTCCGTGTTGAGCGACGTGTTAGCAGTTTTTTTGAAAAGTCGGCGCTGGCGAGACGGCGGTGCAGGGCGACATGCTTTTGCCTGCTAACGCAAAAGTCACCGGCGCAGGCGGGTTTATCGCCTGCGTCCGCGTTGAGCGACGTGTTATGCGTATTTGATGAAAGGATGAGAGATGTTTGATGAACAACCTGATGGCGACCCGCACGGCGAGTGCGCGGCAGAGATTCACCGACTGCGCGACGAAGTGGAATACCACAAGGCTGACGCGAAGAGGTGGGCGCTGCAAGCAGTGAAGTTCGACAAGTGGCAGCAAATCGACACGGCCCCTAAAGACGGCAGGTATTTGATGGTTGGCAACGAAGACGGTGTTTGGGTTGCGTGTTACACCCCGACGTTCCAAAGCGGGTTTCAGCCAGACAACCCTTGGATTAGTTTGATGCTCAACCATCGGCATATTGAGAGGGTGAAGCGGAATTACTCTAGCGTACCGACGCATTGGATGCCGCTACCGAAAGCACCAAAACAATGGGAGCCAATATGACGCCGATCACATTCAAAGGTTATGGTGTTGGCAGTCGCGGAGTGACGCTAATAGCCGAGCGAATCACTCACTTCTACCCAATCGACTACAACGGAAATCACGGGACGTGCATCGTGCTTGACACCGGCAAGGAATTAAATGTCGGTGACTGGTGTGATGACGTTGCAAAGACAATAGATTTAATTACAGAAGGAGGCCGTTGAGATGGGGCCAAGCGCAATAGGCGCACAGCCGCCACCGGAGGACTATGACGAAGAGTGGCTGATGATGCAGGAAGACGAAGAAGGCGACGAACCGTTTTGCAACTGCACCACGGGCCACAGCATTGAGGAAACGGACTGGAACCAGTGCGATAGCTGCGGGAAACCGATTTACGACGAAGAACCCGCCGTCTCGCCAGCGCCGACTTTCGCAGATGGGATGACGGCAGAGGACGACAGGCGGTTTCTGGAACTGACCGGCGGCCTGACGCATAACGCAGAGCTAAGGGGCCGGCCGCTTGCGGACGATCCCGCTTGAGCGCCGGGTTAGCCGGCGAGAACAACGGAGACAGAAATGCACACGAATGCACCAGAAGGAATAAGCAGAAACCACCTGCTTGAGATTGCCAAGAAATGCGGGCTGATTGGCGGGTACCACACCTTTGAAATGCTGGATGCCATTGAAGGGTATGCGCGGGTTGTGCTGGCTGACAAGGCAGTGCAGGAGGCTTTTGTCGTGGCAAACCAGCACCTGTTAAACGTCGACGCTGGTAGGACGGCAAGCGGCGAGGGACTGCACGCATGGCTGCGCCGAGAGATGCCGGAAGGTACTGTGATTGGCGACCCTGACTGGTGGGCGACACGAATCCACCGCGTAGCACTGGCGGAATTGACGGCTAACGCCCAGGTAACAGGCAGGCCGCCCGCCGAGGGTGGAGAAAGTGACGAACTTGGAGAACATGATGGACGATGAAAAGCTTGATGGCGGCCTGTCCGCGTTGACCGACGTGTTGG